AATGTTTGAGCCTACTGGGCAGAACTCTAGAACTTTTTGTTTAGCCAGGTTACCAAATACCTTCTCTACCTTATCTGATGTTCTGCTCTCTGGAGTGTCAATGCCATAGAGGCGAATGCGCTGCTTTTTGAGCCATACGTTAAACCCTAAATCGATATCAACGTCTACTGTGTCGCCGTCAATTACTCTATCTACTACTGCTTTATACTCGTACATAATTTTATTTAAGACCATCAGCGACAGATCCGCGCTTTGTTTGGGTGCGGGAAAATCAGCGCGATTGTATAAATATTTGTATGAATGAATACCCAAACGTAACTAAAGAGAAGATTCTAGAAATTGGCCGTGACCATGATATAGAGTTAGATAGTAATTTAACTGTAACTGGTATGGTAGAACAGTTATCTGAGCATTTAAAAGCAGAATAGGAAGCTAAACTTCTAAATTTAAACTTCTAATTGATTAAATAATTACATGGCTACATTTTTAAATACAACAGTTTTGTCGGCAGACGTCATGGCTCACCCTCCAATTGGTTTGGGTAGTGGTTTCAGAAAGTTAACTAATTTAAATCCTGCTACCTTCGCTGCAGCAGATAGATTTAATATCGAACCGGGCAACACAGCAGTGTTTGAACTATCCGCTAAGGGTAAGAATAGACTAAATGAAGACGTTCTATTCTTCATCGATAAATTAGGATCAGTTAACAAGCAACCGATCGTTCAGGTCTTGTTTAATTCAGACGATGTTACTACTGCTAAAAAGCTCGACGCAGCAACACCGATGCTTACGTACACTTTAAAGACACCAGACCCAACAGAGGTTAAACATAAGCATAAGCACAAACATAGACCTGCTACTAATTCTTATACCTTTGCTGGTAATACAACTATCACAACTAACTTTTCTGGAGTAGATATTTACGTTAAGACTTCTACTGAAGAAAATGAAAAGGTTGGAGCAAATACATCAGTTAAATATACTTTAGGTGATCCAAGAGCATCGCAATCAGCTGCAGCTGGGCCGATTGTATTTCCATCATTAAGTAGTGAAGAAAATGCAATTGTTGGTCCTGAATTTATTAGAAAAAGACACTTAGGATACTAATTATGTCAGATCTAAATACATTAAGTAAAGGTGAGCTCGAAGCCATTGGTCGTCAACATGGTGTGGAACTAGATAGACGTCTATTAAAAGGTAAGATGGTTAAACAATTACAAGAGTATATTAATAGTGTTCCAGAAGCACCGGTAGAGGAACCTCTAGAGGTGGTTTCGTTATCAGATGATCTTTCTGAATTAGATAGTATTAGTTCCGATAAACTGATATCTCTAGCAAAAGATTACGGTATAGATGCATCTACTATAGGTTCCAAAGGTAAATTAATCATTTCCTTAATAGAAAAATTATAATATATTACAACCCCGATCTTCTGGAACGTTCCAGAAGATCGGGTTTTTTTATGGGAACTGTGATATAATATAAATGTGATTATAGTTACGTGTAAGTTTAATAAGAAGGTAAAGGAACTCTTAAAATCGGTTGATGTCGATATAAAGGAACTGGAACGTTATACAAACTTCATATTAAACGAGTATAAAGGAACGAGAAATATTTGGGACTATGATTTGACTATAAAGATGATAGAATGTAATACTTCTGGATATTATTTTGAAGAAAATTTAATGGAGTTAGGTAATAAGACTCTAAAGAGAAGTATACCGAATAAGAGGAAATGGTATTTGAGTTCCTATTTTCATGAGTTATGTCATTTTGCTCAAGATAATTTAGACAAAGTTAGTGAGGTTAAATTAGATTATACTGATAAAGATGCATCTGAGTGTAATGATATTTACTACGAAAACCCATATGAGGTACAGGCAAGACAATGGGAAGATAAATACACTGATGCATATATCAGCATATTTTATTAATCAGTTGGCCATAATCGAGCTTTCATATACTCGATATCTTTCTTTATCTCAGCTATATCAACTTCCATCTCTTTCATACTTTCTGTTATAATAACTTCTCCATTTGATGTTATCATATTGCTGATTAGTTTTTCAATTTTATCAACCAATGGTAATAATTCTCTTACCTCACTTTGATTTGTTTGAGCCATGAAACGTAGAGCTAGCATTTCAGTTTCTAAATTACTAATTTTTAATAAAACAATTTCTTGATCTTTTGAATAAACTTCTTGAGTAACATAATTACTATTTAACCATAAAGCACCTAAAGCTCCCATTGCTGCTAAAAAGAAAGTAGCAAAATTAATATTTTCCAAAAAGGAACGAAAGAAAGTAATAGGCTTTTCCATTTTATTATATTTATTAAATTTTCTTATATTAAATAATAATAATGAGTGATCAATCAAAAATTTTTAATCTTTATGAAAGTAATCTAAATCAATCAGCTATTGGTGCGATGCAGCAAAGAGATCCTTCTAAAAATTTAAAATATAGACCAGGGGATGCAACACCAGGACAGACTTATGGTAAGTATAACTTACCAACTACTGATAGCGTAAAAGTAAAAGGAGCTGCATTTACACCAAATGCAATGAGTGATGAAGAAATAATTATTAAAGGTTACGGGGTTATTGATAGCGGTCAAGCTGTAAAATTTCTAGAAAGATTAAAAGATGATATACATAATTTAATTGATAAGAATGTAACAGGTACAGTATTAAAAAGTAAAATAGATTTATATACATCAGTTATTGAACAAATAGGTTGATAATTGCCTTTTATATACTATAATTAATATGTGGGAGATATACTAAAACTAGATTGGGATAATATAGATTTTTTAATTAATTGTATAGCAGACCAAATACAACATAAACGTATTAAGTTTGATAGTATTATTGCTTTAGGTAGAGGAGGTCTTATACCAGGCGCAGCTCTTAGTTATAAACTGGGTATATTAGATTTACATAATTTAGGTATTAGTACAAGAGAAGATGACGGTAAATATATCGATACACTAGTATATCAAAAACCTGAAAGTATTAATAAGAAAAGTAAGATATTAGTAGTTGATGATATTAATGATAGTGGTCGTACATTTACTTCAGTAAAATCAATTTTACAATCAGAATACGGTATTGATAATAATAATATTCATTTTGCTAGTTTAATAAAGAGAAATGGTACTGAATTTGAAGACTTAAACACTATTTCTGGTAATACTGTATATAGTACCAGTTGGTTACAGTTTCCTTGGGATAAATAATTAAGTGAAAGCTCGACCTTTTTATTTCGAAATTAAAGATATGTTAACGCAGTTTGTTGCTGCGTTTGATGAAATAGTTATAGGTCGATTTAATCGAGATAGAGAAGAACAAGATAGAATTAAAGCTCGATATGTATATGCTCCTAAACAGAGAGTCTTACACGATTTAATAAATGAAAATAAAACTTTAACATTACCGGTTGTATCGGTTAACGTTACTGGTATATCTAGAGATGTAAATAGAGTTTTTAATAAGCTTGATGGATTTTATTATCAAGGTAATGTTGGGGAAGAAAAAGTTTCAAGACGCATTAAAGCTCCAGTACCAGTAAACATTTCATTATCAGTTTCAGTGCTAACTAGATACCAAACTGATATGGATCAAATTATAAGTAATTTTGTACCGTTCTGTAATCCATATATAGTTATCTCGTGGAAAGTTCCAAAAGCTTTTAACTTAAGTGTCGAACAAGAAATTAGAAGTGAAGTATTATGGGCTGGTGATGTAAGTATGAATTACCCAACTGAGCTAAATTCGAATCAAAAAGCAAGAGTAACTGCTGATACTAGTTTTACTATTAAAGGTTGGTTATTTAAAGATACTGAAAATCCAGATGGTAATATATTCTTTATAGATAGTAATTTTCATAATGAAACTCAGTTAGAATATTATGATAACTATGAATCATTATCAGGTACGGATTACTCTTACCCTTTATCTTCTGGTTTAGTAAATAATATAGAGACAGTAACAATATCCGGTAGCCCAACTGTAACTGATATATTTTATGATAACGTAAAACTATTTGACACTTTAACTCTTACTGCCGGTACAACTGGTAATGTTACCGTTAATGGTTATGGTTTTGAAAAATTAGACAGTATATATTTAAGTAGTAATAAATTTGATAAATTATCAGCTGATGGTATTTACATTAACGATAATCTATCTTATTTTAATAATTTTACTAACAATGTTAGCTTTTCTGGGTTTAAAATATCATCTTATAATGTTTTCGGTGATAATGTTTTATCATTTAATTTACCCTTATTTTCTGCTTCTAATTCTTTAAGTGCTGATTTTACTTTTGTACTCTATAACTCAGCAGGTTATGATTTAACCACCAATACATTAGAGTCTCAAACCTTTAGTGGTAATAACACTTTATTAACCTTTACTTTTCCGTAAAATAAATTAAATAATAATAATGGCTGACCAAGAAAAAAGCAAATCCTCTGGGTTTTTAAAAAATCTAGTTAATAAACTCCCTTACCAGTCTGTAGACTTTAATAAAGTTTTAGGGGATTTAAATCCTAAGTATAATACTTTTGAAGAAACAGGTATGAGGAGGGTAGAAGCTTTAGCAAAAAATTCTATCTTTTATAATAATGATTTTAATAATACCGGAGCTGGTCAAGTAAGTGTTGATGGTAATTATAGTTCATTAGTGTATGCTAATGTAGAAGAAAATAAAGGCGGTAGAATGAGAGATTACCGTATAATGGCTGCTTTTTCCGAAATTAGTGATGCATTAGATGAAATATGTGATGAGTGTATAAGCAAAGACGAATCTGGTAATATCATTAATTTAATTTTTAGAAATACTGATATAGATGAAGAAAAACAGCAAAAAATAAAAGATGAATTTGAAAAATATATTGATTATTTTAACTTCGAAAAGAAAGGTTTTGAATATTTTAGACAATTATTAGTAGAAGGTGAGCTATATTTTGAGCATATTATACACCAAGGTTACACGGATGATGGTATTCTAGGTGCTGTTGCTTTACCTACTGATTTAATTGACCCGATATACGATAACATACAAAATATGATCATTAAAGGTTATATTTTACGTAAACCTATTTTTGATCCTAACAAACCTGAAAAAATAGAAAAATTTGATTTTATACCAATGGACGATAATCAGATATCGTATATTAATTCAGGTATATGGAATCAAGATAAGACTTTTAGATTACCATTTATTGAAAATGCAAGAAGATCTTACAGGCAATTATCATTAGTTGAGGATGCTATTGTTATATACCGGTTAGTAAGAGCTCCAGAACGTCTTGTATTCAACGTTGATGTCGGTAACATGGCACCGCCTAAAGCTGAAGCATATTTAAGAAAATTAATTCAAGAGTATTGGAGTAAGAAAACTTTTGATAGTAATCAATCCGGTCAGGTTCAAAAGTTTAACCCTCAAAGTATGCTTGATTCGTTCTGGTTTGCTAAAAGAGCAGGTTCAGAAGGTACATCAGTTACGCAACTGGCTGGGGGAGCTAATTTAGGTGAGTTAGCAGACTTAATGTATTTTGTTAACAAATTATATAAAGCATTAAAAGTACCTCTCAATAGACTGAGTCCTGATAGTCAATTTGCAGATGGTGAAAATATATTAAGAGAAGAATTAAAATTTGCTAAATTCATTATTAGAATGCAACAGCAATTTGCAGGGGGTCTAAAAAATGGATTTATAACTCACTTAAAATTAAAAGGCTTTTTTGAAGAATATGATCTTAAAGCTCCTAATTTACATTTAGAGTTTAACGTACCGACTAATTTCTATGAATTAAGAGAGAGTCAGAAGTTAGAACTTAAAGCTACAAACTTTAATTCATTAGCGTCTAATGAATTTGTTGCAGCAACTTATGCACAAAAACGCTATCTTGGTTGGAATGATGTTGACGTAAAAGCTAATAGAGAATTTTTACGTAAGGATGCTGAACTGCAATGGGAGTTACAACAAATAGGCGCTGGTGGTCCAAATTGGAGAGATGATCTAGAAGCAGCTCCTACTGGTGATGCTGCAGCTGGTGGTATGGAAGCACCGGCTGGTGGTATTAGTGGGGAAACACCTCCT